AGTGTTTTGGTAGTGACGCTCTTCATAAAAATTTAGATAAACATGCTGACAACTGGGAGACTGTCCTAACATGGCCTGATATGAAACAACATAGTAGAGAACAGTTGGCAAAAGTTTTATTCGATCAGATTGACACTGCTCCCATAGACGTAGTAACAGTATTTGATTTGTTTTGGTGGTGTAACTTTTGTTTCAAGTGGCAGGATGTCGATAGTAGGATGATTTTTACATATACGACAACGCCAAACTGGAACTCTACATTAAGTTTTTTCAACACCGCTGACTTTCAAAGATGGTCTATAGTCAACCATGATATCAAACATGGTGGAACTTGGGAGACATATAAACAACCAGCTAAAGAGTACATAAACAAGTATGTTAAGGATGAGACTTATAGAAAAGATAAGACGAAAGAGCCGTCTTTACTTAAAGTCCTAAAGGGATCAACCGATGAAAAGTATGATTATGCATTTAGGACAAAAAGAAGAAATAATCCACAATCAATTAAATTGGTTTTAGATGATGGGCAATTTTGGAGAAGAAATGAGAAGGTGCCTGATGAGGTGTATGAAACTTGTTTAACTAAATAGTATCATGGAACAGAACTATCTAGGAAATCCAAATCTCAAGAAAGCCAATGTTCAACAAGAATGGACAAAAGAGGAGCTTCAAGAATACAAGAGGTGTATGGATGACCCACAATATTTTGTGGAAAACTATATCATGATTGTATCGCTTGATCATGGTCTAGTGCCATTCAAGCTCTATGATTTTCAGAAGGAGATGATAGGGACGTTTCATAACAACCGTTTCACCATATGCAAACTTCCTAGGCAGTCAGGGAAGTCTACTACTATCATCGCTTATTTACTTCACTATGTTTTATTTAATCCTAGTGTGAATGTGGCAATACTTGCGAACAAAGCCGCAACTGCAAGAGACTTGCTAGGACGATTGCAACTTGCATATGAACATTTACCGAAATGGTTGCAACAGGGGGTCATGTCTTGGAACAAAGGAAGTTTGGAGTTAGAAAATGGGTCTAAAATATTGGCTTCTTCCACCAGTGCTAGTGCTGTTCGTGGGGGTTCTTATAATATCATATTTTTGGACGAGTTTGCCTACGTCCCAGCAAACGTTGCAGAACAATTCTTCTCTTCAGTATATCCTACAATATCATCCGGTAAAACAACAAAAGTAATGATCGTATCAACACCACACGGTATGAATATGTTCTATAAGTTGTGGGTAGATGCAGAGGAACAGAGAAACGAATACGTTCCAATTGAGGTGCATTGGAGTGAAGTTCCTGGCCGAGATGAGGCATGGAAAGCACAAACAATTAAAAACACATCAGAGGCACAGTTTAATACAGAGTTTGAATGTGAGTTTTTAGGTTCTATTGATACTCTTGTGTCACCCGCAAGGCTTAAAACTCTTACCTATCGAACACCTTTAAAGAGTAATGCTGGTCTTGATGTACATGCAAATCCAGAGAACGGTCACACATATTTCATAACCGCTGATGTTTCTAGAGGAACAGCAAATGACTATTCTGCATTTGTGGTTATTGATGTGACAGAGATACCATATAAAATTGTCGCAAAATATAGAGACAATGAAATTAAACCTTTGTTGTTTCCATCAAAAATATACGATGTTGCAAGGGCATATAATCAAGCATTTGTGATGATTGAGGTCAATGATATTGGTGAACAAGTTGCAAATACTATGCAGTTTGATCTTGAGTATGATAATCTAGTTATGGCATCCATGAGAGGAAGAGCTGGTCAAGTAATGGGTGGTGGTTTTTCTGGTGGTCGAGCTCAGTTGGGAGTTAGGACAACAAAAGCAGTGAAGAGGATAGGTTGCTCTAATTTAAAACAATTGGTTGAAGACAATAAAATTATAGTAGAGGATTTAGAAATAATTAACGAGTTGTCAACGTTTATCGTAAAGGGACAATCTTTTGAAGCTGATGAGGGTTGCAATGATGACTTAGTATCCTGCCTATTTCTTTTTGCTTGGGCAACGGATCAACAATATTTTAAAGAATTAGCAGACCAAGATATTCGTGCAACTATGATGAGAGAACAACAAGATGCGTTGGAACAAGACATGGCGCCCTTTGGTTTTGTTGTAAATGGTTTAGAGGACGAGAACATAGGTGAAATGGTAGATGAGTATGGAACTCGCTGGAATCCTGTGGTTAGAGATTATGGTTCAAATTGGTGAATTCTAAATAAATTCAATAAGATCGTGGTCTAATTTTATAAAACAATTTGAGCAGACAACATGAGATTGTTTGATAAGGTCATTAACTTCTTTACGACTCTTATCATTCAGTCCTTTTCGTTTTGTTAGATTGCGTATTTTATTATTGTGTGGATAGAACTTGAGACATACAGTTTCGCTCTCTCCACAGTGAACGCAAGACTTATCTGCGAGATATTCGTTTAACCATACCACACGTTGACGGTAGTTCCTACGAGCTACCTTTTTGATAGTCTCTTTATACTTTTCATAATGTGTCTCCATGTTATTTTATTTATAAGAATCGGAGCATATAAAAACACGTTTAGGATTTCAATTTTTATAAATATCTGTAATAACAATAATAATGCTCTTGGAAAATAAAGGAGTACAAAAATGGGTTTCTTAGTATCGCCAGGTGTACAGGTAAGAGAGATTGACCTTACAAATATTGTTCCTGCTGTTCAAACCAACATTGGTGCGATTGCAGGGCCATTTGCAAAGGGTCCAGTGGCATCTGTAACTGCCATTAGTTCTGAAGAGGAACTAGTTCAAGTATTTGGTAAGCCAAATGCTGATAACTTTGAATATTTTTTCACTGCTGCAAATTTCTTGCAGTATTCTAACGCACTTAGAGTTGTCAGATGTGAGTCTGGTGTTTTAAACGCTGCGTCTAATTCAGGTCTTCTTATTAGAGATACAGATCATTACTCTGGTTCTTTTAGGGACGGCCAGGGTAGTGTTGGGCCTTTCGCCGCAAGAACTGCCGGTACACATGGTAACTCATTGAAAGTTTCTATTTGTGCAACAGCAACTGCATTTTCACAAAACATCACAGGTGCAAACCAAGTTAACGGTGCAGCATCGAGTGGTGCAACGTCTGTTACAGTTGATGACGTTGATCTTGCAGACAATGTAATCAATGTTGGAGATATTGTTTCTTTCTTCACATCAAGTGGATTTGACACATTTGCATCAGGTCATGAGGGAATTGAGTACGAAGTTACTGCTCGTGATACAGCAAATAATACGATTACAATTCGTGAATTGGACAACCCGAATGGAACAGGCTTGGTTAATTCCCTTGCCGATAATTCTTTCATTCGTCGTCGTTGGAAATTCTATGATTTATTCGCCGATGCGCCGGGAACATCACAGTGGTCAACTGATAACGAAAGAGGCACAAATGACGAGCTTCATATCGTTGTTTACGATAGCACTGGTGATTTATCTGGATTTGCTGAAGGTGTTGCTGGTCAAAGAACTTTGTCAGTTTTAGAAACATATGACGGTTTGTCAAAGAACAAAAACGCAAAAACTCCACAAGGTGGAACGAACTACTATCCAGATGTTCTCTATCAGCAGTCTGCTTTCATTTACTGGATGGATCATCTAGCTTCTGGTACAAACTGGGGTTTAGACCTTGAATTGTCCAACAATGTTACTCTTAACGGAACTGACGCAAATGGTTCTGATGAGGGTGATTTCATTATCTTAGATGGCACAGACGGCTCTGCAACGAATGCTGGAGACAACGTTATCTTTGATAACACAGAGAGCGACGGTAGAGGTTCTGGAGTTTATGCCGCTGTTGACACGCCGACATACGATGCACTTACAGGTGGAACAGACGATTATGCTGTTACTCTTGGTGAGAAGAGGTCTGCGTATGATCTGTTCAAGAACGCTGAACTTCATGATATTAACTTTGTTCTTGGTGGCCCTTCAGTTACAGTTACAGGTAGTTCTTTCGGAACCGCCGGTGACGAATTCGACACACACGGTACAATGTTAACTGATCTTGTGGAACTTCGTAAAGACTGCGTTGCATTCATCTCTCCTGCTCGTCAGGCAGTTGTTAATGTTCAAAGTGAAGTTACACAAACAACAAACGTTAAAGACTCCTTTGACACACTACCTTCATCGTCTTATGTGGTTTATGACAGTGGGTACAAATACATGTATGACAAATACAACGATGTATTCCGTTTTGTCCCTCTCAATGGTGATATTGCTGGTCTGTGTGCTAACACCGATAGAGTTGCTGACCCGTGGTTCTCGCCAGGTGGTTACAACCGTGGTAATGTTCGTGGAGCAATTAAACTTGCGTATAACCCACAGCAAGCAAACAGAGACATTCTCTATCAGGCAAGAATTAATCCAGTTGTGGATTTCCCTGGCCAGGGTGTGGTTCTGTTCGGTGATAAAACTGCTCTTACAAAACCAAGCGCCTTTGATCGTATCAACGTGCGTAGATTGTTCTTGGTTCTGGAAAAAGCAATTGCTACCGCTGCTAAGTTCCAACTCTTTGAGTTCAACGATGAGTTTACACGGGCACAGTTCCGTAACTTGGTTGAGCCTTTCTTGAGAGATGTTCAAGGAAGAAGAGGTATCACAGACTTTGTGGTGGTTGCCGACGGCACAAACAATACTGGTGAGATTATAGATAGAAACGAGTTTGTCGCAGATATCTATATTAAACCGGCTCGATCAATTAACTTCATTACTCTTAACTTTGTTGCGGTTCGCACAGGTGTTGAGTTCTCTGAAGTCATTGGTAGATTTTAAGGAGGAGTAAAGAAAAATGGCTGGAAATATTGATGAATTTAGAGCCAGATTAGCGGGCGGTGGTGCGAGAGCAAACCAATTTAGGATCACTATCAATTCACCTACAGGTATTGCTATTGGACTGAACTCAAGAGATGCCTCATTCCTGTGTTCTGCAACGAACTTGCCTGCAACGACTCTTGGAGAGTTTGCTCTTAACTTTAGAGGTCGTCAGCTTTACATTGCTGGTGACAGAGAGTTTGCTGATGCTTGGACAACAACGTTTCTCAATGATACAAGTTTCTCTATTAGAAATGCATTGGAGCGGTGGTCTAACGGTATCAACGATCTTGAGTTGTCAACAGGTGTTAACGATCCTGCTGACTACATGGCTGATCTAGAAGTGTTTCAATTGGATCGTGACGACAATATTCTCAAAGCATATAAGTTTATTAACGCATGGCCGCAGTCTATTGGCACCGTTGACCTTAGTATGGAAACTACAAATGAAATTGAGACATTTGAATGCACTTGGAGATATCAACACTTCTTAGCAAGTGAGGTTGGAGACAGTAGGTCAAGCTCTCCTGTTGAGTAATATAATCCTACTAAATAAAGAAGTAGGGAGATATTATGGCTGAACTTTTCGGATACACAATTACTCGGGCAAAGAGTAAAGGGAGCGGTGATCAATTCACCGCTCCTGAGTCCGACGATGGGACAATAGAGGTTGCCGGTGGTGGTTTCTTTTCATCCATTCTTGATACGAATGGAAGAGAGAGAACAGAACTCGACCTTATTCGCAGATATAGAGATATTGCACAACAACCAGAGTGTGACAGTGCTATTGAGGATATCGTCAATGAGGCAATCTCATTTGATGAAGTTTCTCAATCGGTGTCTATTAGTCTTGATAGATTACCGTATCCAGATAAAATTAAAAGAGCAATCAGAAAAGAGTTTGACGAAATTTTAACATTGTTAGAGTTTGAAGAGAAAGGTTCTGATATTTTTAGAAGGTGGTATGTTGATGGTCGAATTTTTTATCACAAAGTCATAGATAAGAAAAATCCAAGACAAGGTATTATCGCACTAAAATATGTTGATCCAACAAAAATTAAAAAGGTTAGAGAAGTCAAAAAGGAGAAAGACCCAAAGACAGGTGTAGATGTGGTGAAGAACATCACCGAATATTATGTCTACAACGAAAAGGGTCTAGCCCATGCTGGTTATGGTGGAACTGGTCAAGGAATTAAAATTGCAAAAGATTCAGTAACATATTGCCCATCTGGTGTCATTGACCAGAATGGTGGAAAGGTTTTATCTTATCTTCATAAGGCTATTAAACCTGTAAATCAACTAAGGATGATTGAAGATGCATTGGTTATCTATCGCATTTCGAGAGCGCCCGAGCGTAGGATTTTCTACATTGATGTTGGCAATCTACCCAAGGTAAAAGCAGAGCAATATCTTAAAGATGTGATGAATCGTTATCGTAACAAGTTGGTGTATGATGCATCTACTGGTGAGATTAGAGACGATAGAAATCATATGAGTATGTTGGAAGATTTCTGGCTACCCCGCCGTGAAGGTGGTCGAGGTACAGAAATCACAACACTGCCGGGTGGTTCAAATCTTGGTGAAATTGATGATATCGTTTATTTCCAAAGAAAACTTTATCGGTCACTCAATGTTCCTATTTCAAGACTAGAGGCAGAGAATAATTTTAGTCTTGGTAGAACTACAGAAATCACAAGAGATGAGCTGAAGTTTACTAAGTTCATACAAAAACTTAGAAAGAAATTTGTAGTTTTATTTACAGACGTATTAAAAACTCAACTTCTACTAAAAGGTGTAATTGCCTCTGAAGATTGGGATAATATGAAAGAACACATTCAATATGACTTCTTGAAAGATGGACACTTTGCAGAGCTGAAAGATGCAGAGTTGTTGAGAGATCGTATTGATGCTCTTGATCAAATTCAATCTTACATTGGCACATTCTTCAGTAAGGAATATGTTCTTAAACGTGTTCTTCGCATGACTGACAGTGAAGTTCAAGAAATGCGTGATCAAATCGCAAGAGAGATTAACACCGATCCTATGGACGGCGGTATAGATATGCCGGATGCTGGAGATGGTATTACACGTTATCCTCAAGATGGTGCTGGAGGAATGGTCCCGGCAGATGATATTGCCAAGTACGATGGAGAAGCACCACCTGGCGAAGACAAAGGTGGTGACAAAGAAAAACCAGTAGAGGATGACTTTGATAAAAGTATAACCGTGAAAGGAAAGAGAAAATGAGTAGAGAACTTATTGATGCAATCTCAGATGGAAATAATCTAGAAGCAGAGGATGAATTTAAAAATTTAATTGCTGGTAAAGTTGGAGACGCATTGGAAGTAAAACGTGCAGAATTAGCAAATACTTTTGTTAACAGTGGAGCATTTTCAAGTGAAGAGGATTGAGGAGATATATGAATCTACAGTTGTAGAGAGAGATGAACATCGTAAATCTAAGGAGTATAAAAAACTATCTCCAAGGATGAAGGATGCCGTTGATTTTATTTTTGGGAAAATGGACTCTAAACCTTCAGATTTCCTAAATAGTTTTGAAAAAACTATAAAAGATGCGGCGAAACAGTTCAAAGTCAAAGAAAATGAACTAATGTCGTATTTTGAAAAAGAAATGCTTTCGATTTAAGGAGTTAGAGGATGGCAGTCGCAACCAGAACATTAAAAGATACGGTAGTAAATGCTGCTGGAGCTGGTGGTAAAGTTACTATTTTGGTTAATTGGGATGATGAAACAAGTTCCAACAATACGATTCTAGATGCGTCTGGTCTTGACGGTCATGCTAATGGTGCAAAATTGGATATCACTCGTATCTGGTGGCAGATAACTGGCGGTGTTGCAGACGATGACTTAAACTGGGCGTTTGTAGAATTTAAGGGCGCATCATCTGATACACTTGCAATCAATCTCGCTGGAACTGGACACTATGACGGGACTGCTGGACCAATCACCAATAACGCAACAAATACAACTGCGACCTCTGGTGACTTGGAGTTGAGTTTGCGTGGCAGCTCTGGATCAATGATAATCGAATTACGAAAAGACGAGAACTTTACCTCATAGGGGATGAACATGGAAACGGTAAAACTATTTTCAGAAGCCGTAGAAGAAGTAGAATATATCTGCGAACAAAGAGAAAACGGCGATAAGAACTATAAAATCAAAGGTATCTTTATGCAAGCAGACGTAAAGAACCGAAACGGCCGTGTTTATCCTATGGAAGTTCTCGAAAGAGAAGTTGCAAAGTACAATAAAAAGTTCGTCAACGAGAAACGTGCGTTTGGTGAACTTGGTCACCCAGAGGGACCAACCGTGAACCTCGAAAGAGTGTCACACATGATAACATCACTAAAACCAGATGGTAAAAATTTTATCGGTGAGGCGAAGATTATGTCTACACCGATGGGAGAAATCGTTAAAAATCTAATGGACGAAGGCGCCAAGCTTGGAGTTTCCTCTAGAGGAATGGGAAGTCTAGTGCAAAAGAATGGAGCCAATTATGTGAGAGATGATTTTTACCTCGCAACTGCTGCTGACATTGTAGCAGACCCTTCCGCCCCTAATGCTTTTGTAGAAGGCATTATGGAGGGAAAAGAGTGGGTCTGGAATCATGGGTCTTTGGTAGAAGCACATGTTGCAGAGTTAAAAAAGGAATTTGATGTTAAACAACGTCAAAGAAAGGCGAAACAAGAAGCACTAGAGTTCGCCAAATTCCTCAAAATGTTATAACTTATAAATAATATAATTACAAAAAGGAGACAATTCCATGTCCGAATTAGATAAAACCATTGAGGAGCTTGAAGCAGAGGTTCTGGCGGAACTAGAAGAAGCCAGTCAACCAGATGATACTGGTGGACCCGCTGATACTCCTAAAAAAGTAAAATCTGATGGGGTAACTAAAGAAGAAGACGGTGGAAAAGCCGTTGTTGACCCAGAAGAAAAATCATCCCCCACGGATGTTGCAACAAAAAGTGCAAAAGAAGTTAGTGGAGATGCACAACAGAAGAGTGAAGGAGCCCCAGAAAAAATGGCTAAACTCAAAAAGGTAAAAGAAGAAATCGGTTACACCGATGACGAGATTAGAGAACTTTGCCATTCTGAGGACCATGACTGCGCTGTAGTTGTGGAACATCCAGTTTGGGGCAAAGGTAAACCAATTTATGCTTCTCATGCAATGCCTGACGAAAACGGTCACGTTGAGTGGTACGATGTGCAGTTCAAGCATGGTATCGAAGAAAAAGTCATGGTAGAAGACATGGAAGTCATCGAAGAATCTTCTCATATGGGAGAGGAGCCAAAGACTAAATCAGCTCTCATGGCAGCAATGCATAAAGAAATGAAGCACATGAAGAAAGAACAACTTCGTGCTGCATATGAGATGATGATGAAGCCAGAAGGTGCTCACGAATCTGTTGAAGATGCAGAGTTGAAGAAACTCAAGTCAGAGAAAGCAGAGATCGAAGAGAAGATCAAAGCAATTAGTGTTAAAGAAGACGTTGAAGCACTTGTGGAAGGTGAAGACCTTACAGAAGAGTTCAAGGAAAAAGCTGCAACAGTGTTTGAAGCAGCAGTTAAGTCTAGAATTCGTAGTGAAATTGAGCGTATGGAAGAAGGTTACGTTGATTCACTTGCAGAAGCTACTCACGTTATTAAAGAGGAGTTGTCAGAAAAAGTTGATGACTATCTCGGTTATGTCGTTGAGCAATGGATGCAAGAGAACGAGTTGGCAATCGAGCGTGGCTTGAAGGGTGAAATTGCCGAGGACTTCATTGTTGGTCTGAAACAATTGTTTGAAGACCATTACATTGATGTTCCTGACGAGAAATATGACGTTCTAGAGGCTCAGGCTGAGAAGATCACTGAGCTTGAAGAAAAACTCAACGAGACTATTGAAGAAAACGTTGAGAAAAAGAAAGTGGTAGAATCTCTGTCGAGAGAAAAAGCAATCGCAGAAGCTTGTTACGATCTTGCTGAGACAGAAACAGAGAAGTTTTCTTCTCTTGTCGAAGACGTAGAGTTTACTGACGAAGAGTCTTTCGCAGAGAAACTTAGCACATTGAAAGAGAGCTACTTTCCTAAAACTGGTGGAGAAGGTTCTTTTGTAATTGATGATGATAATGGTGAAACTGCACAGGACATTGATGCGACTGATACGATTAGATCGTACATGTCGGCAATCAGTCGGTCAAAAAGTGCATAATTTATAAATAACTGTAGAGAAATAAAAAGGAGAAACAACAATGTTTCAAACAGAACATCTACAAGAAAAGTGGCAGCCAGTCCTAGAACACCCCGATCTTCCTAAGATTGAGGATTCCTATCGCCGTGCAGTCACAACTG